CGATACCGAGGTGAAGTGATGCCTCGGCCAAAATCGGAATTAACCACCACGCAAAAGCGCATTGGCGCAAGACTGACGCAGTGGCAGTATCAGGAATGGGTATTACTTGGCGGCACAAAGTGGCTCAAGCAAATGCTGGCAGAAAATCGCAAAAAAAGAGTACAAGAATGATTGAAACAATCCGCACCATGTCTGGCAAGCAACACGGCCTGCGAGGTGAGAGACAGACGATTGTGACGGTGGGCAGAATCTACCGTTGCAGCATCTGCGGCAAGATGTTCACCGATAGGGAAGAGGCAGACAGACACGACAGGCGCGAACATGAAATCCGCAAGACTTCCCAAGGTAATTGATTTGCTGCAACGCACAGCCTGCACAGCGCCAGAGTTGGCCTCCAAGGTGTATTGCACCGAGAGGTCAGCGCAGCAGATGATCAACCGTCTACGGCTGGCTGGCACGGTCCACATTCAGGAGTGGCGCAGATCAGGCAATGTGCTGGTGGCGGTGTACAGGTATGGAATCGGCACTGATGCTGTCAAACCGCCACCGCTGACACCTGTGGAGCGACTACGCCGATTCAGAGCGCGTGAGTCATTGGACGATAAGGCTTTCCGCTTGGCGCGTGAAAGAGGTAAGAGATTAAAGCCACGGCGTGATCCGCTGGTGGCTGCACTGTTTGGAGATAAGTGATGAAGATGACTTTAGATGTTCAACTGATACCTGACTACGGTATCAATATTGATGTGCAGCCAGATGACGGCATCCTCAAATTATCTGCGCCAGAACAAGAGGCAATTGTCAATGAAGCAATCCGCGCTCTTGAGCACTACATAATTATGATCACTGATCCCCAAGAAGACGCTTGAGTCTTGCTATCTCTTTGTCATCCATGAACATGGAGATACCTTTGCCGGCAGTGGACAGCACACCGCGAGTTAATTGGTTTGGGTCTGCATATGTTCTACCAGCAGGGATGTCGCCAGGGAATTGATAATTGACAAACAAATCTTCTAGACTTGCTCTTTTTATATCTGAGCCAGGCTTGTTCATTTGCGTTGGCAAAATTTGGTTGTACAAGGGTTGCATAAATTCGCTGATTGGTGCGCCCCTAGTGTTTCCTAAGAACACGCCAGGAATGTCATATCCATATGCGCCATGAGTACCGCGTGAAATTCCCAATTTTGGTAATGCCTCAAAGATTGAGTCACCCATCAAAAATGGTTGTTTGTACATTACATTTGGATCAAGCATTGCGTTTTGCAGATCGGGATAGTTAAATCCAAGACCTTGCTCTGCGCCAACATTACTCATCTTCTCCACAAATACTTTACGCAAATCTCCTGCGCTACCGACAGGCAAACCTTCTCCAGTCAGTAATTGCAAACGCGATGCTGGATCATTCAATCCGACAAAGTCTTTGTATTTACCAGGCTTACCTTTAATAGTCTTTGCCCTCATCTGATCTGATATTTGATTCAATAATTTGGGACTTGGGTTTGTTGCATCAATCAATGATAAAAGCCCAAGCGTTGGACCAGTTGAGAAGTTCTCGCCACCTGGCGGCATTGTGTGTGGGGCCATAAACACGCGCCCAGTACCGCCCATCTTTAGGTTTTCTTCTATGGCCTGCAAAGCTCGATTATTTTGCGACATAGCCTGTGCTTGACCGGAGGCATATCCAATATTGCGTCTAATATTGTTTTCATCCATCATGTACATCAACCCGCCTGGCGTGACAAACGAATTGTTTCCAAGCGGTATGTCGCTGACATTGGTGACTTCCACATTGCGACTTAATTGATCAGTTGGGTATGTGAAAATGCTGCCGCCACGCATTTGTTCGTAATCAACTTTTCTTCTTGGAACAATGCCAGGCAATTGCCGAGTCTCATATCGAGTACCAACTATCGGATTTGGCTTTGTTTTCGTGACAGGTATATACACATTGCTCTGCGTACCCTGCGCCAAATCACTCAGCAATCCGGCACCAAGTCCACCCTTTGCCATGGTGCGTTCAACCATTGGCGCAACAGCGCGTTCAGCGGCCATGCCAGCGCGTTCAGCTTGCGCGGCAACAGCCTGACGCGGTATTGATGACAGCAATGCCGCCTCTGGAATTACTGGTGGCAGTTTGCTTGCGTCTAGTAGGCCGCCAACGCTTTGCAACATCTGTGGCGCAACCTGACCGCGAGGCTGATAGGTGTACTGTTGCATGATCCGCTTTGCCTCTTCCTCGGCAATACGGTTAGCCTCTGGTGTTCCTATCTTTCCGCTGGTCGCGCCCTTATACACGCCATAGGGCATACCAAGCAAACCGGCCAGCGCACCACTGCCAAGGGTTGCAACAGTCTCTCCAGCGCCTGTCAGATAGTCGAGATAGGTTGCCATTTATTGTCCTGCGAGATTTGATCCAATGATTGAGCCGCCAGTTTGAGCGCCAATGTAGCCACCAGTGCCAGCAGCGCGAGCGCGTGCTTCATTCATCTTGCGAATGGATTCTGACAGATCAAGCAGTTTTTGCTGTTCGCGGGACAACAAGATGCGCCCCATTTGATTGCGTACTGCCTCTGGTGTCTTGACTTGACCAAACAGGTTAGATGCTGATGTCACCATGCCAGGCACATTGCCGGTGGCAACCGCCTGCCCTGCCTGCATCACTGGTGCGACATCAAGGTCGGCCATGCCAGCGGCACGCGCTGCTGTTTGCGATCCACGGCCAGCAGACTCCAAGCCTTTGAGTCGAGCCTCTTTAGCCACTGCTGACGCAAACTCACGGTAATCGTTACCAAATACAGCCTTGAGTCTTTCTTGTGTTGCTGGCTCTTTCCACATCTTGAGCAATGATGTTTGACCAGCCTCTGTGCCTGTCTTTTGGCGTAAAGCCTGCAAAGCACCAATGCGGAACGCATCCATCTCTGACTGCGTTAAACCACGCAATTCCTGTTTGAAGTTGATGATGTCACCTGTCATCGCCTTGCGGCCAAGTTCAGCGGCATCCATCATCTGAGATGGTCCAGCCCACTTTTCTAATGCCTGTGCGTAAGCAGACTTGCCGCCAATCTTTGGTGATCTATCACTCAATGCCTTGATTAACTGTATGCGTATGTCATCGTCAGCAGTTGCTTGTTGTCCTTTTCCTGCTTGTTTTAGACTTTTCGCTGAGTCATACAAAGACTGCTTCAATGTGTCCATTACATTCATCGGCACTGGCTGACCCGCCTGCAACTTAGATAGATCAATGACTTGACCAGTCTTTTTTAGATATAACGATTCAGCTTCTCTATGCAAAGATTCTGATCTTTTCAATAACTTCATCAATTGATCATCAATTCTCACCACAGCTTGATCAATGGCGTTGTAGAACGGTCTGGATTCAATGCGGCGCAATTCGCTGAAGTTGTCAATGCTTTGCTGGAATTGTGATCCAGCAGTTCCTAGAGCCTCGTCAGCGGCAGAAACAAGACGGCCTGCGCGTCCAGATTGACGCTCTCTGATGGCACGCTCTAAGGCTTGTTTTGTCTCGCCTGGCAGCGTTGCAATGGTATCCAACAACTGACGCATATTTGCGCCACCAACATCAGCAATGCGTGCCTCTGTACCGAGCTTGCCCATGCGAGCCTGCGACATAGTTAAGGCGCTTGCCAACAGATCGGGTGGCGTATCGCGCAATAAGGCTTCGGCCACCTTTTGCTGTGCATAGGTTTCAGCCCTTGCTGGTGAAACTCTGGCGGCAATCTGACGGCCACCAGCGCCAAGCACTGCCATTGCAGGCTGAGTGGCTGGTCCAAGTACACCACTGATGGCGGCACTCTTTGCAACATCAGATGCAATATCTGAAACTGTTTCTCCTTCAGACGCGCCAAGACCATACAAGCCGCCATAACCTAAACCACTTGCACCGGCCTGCGCCATACGCTGACCCATACCCATGACTTGACCTTGTGCAGGTGGTTGCGTCAGGTACTGCATCGCCTTTGACAGCATTGGAGATACAGCCTCAATCGCAGGTTTTGCTGCTGTTGACACGGCTTGCGTGACGCGAGATGGCGCACTGACCATCATCGTTGGCACTGATGCCGCTGCTTGTAACCCAATTGAACGAAATGGATTTGCCTTGCTGTAAGACTCAGCAGCACCACGAATCAAATCGCGTTGCTCTTGATAGGCTTGCGTCAGTGGCTTGCCTTCTGTGACGGCCTTAATTGGTGCGGCAACAGCGCCAGCAATCTCATCATAAAAGCCCATTGTCGGGCCTTGCATTGCTGACAAGAATCCTTTTTCTAATTCTGATTTCTTTGCGCCAGCCTCGTAAGCCGCAGATTTGCGCTCAGAGAGAAACTTCAGCACCTCACTTGGCGTGTAGTTATTTTCAACAGCCATTTGAATATTTGGCGCAACATCAGGCATCTGAGACAGATATTGCATGATCTCGTCATCTTTGTAGCCCTCTTTGCGAGCCGCATCAATTTGCTGTTTTATACCGTCCATGATTGCGCCTTATCTATTAAAGATGTCTGACAATGGTTTACGCTGTTGAGCGCCAGCCGGTGGCTTTCTGACAATTGATGGCAAAGTGGCTGGTGCTCCCAAAGCAGCATCAAGATTCTTGAATCCATATGCGCCACCAAACCCCTTGTATTCATCACGCTTTAGGTTGTAAGCCTGACCAGCAGCCGCATACAACTCTGCCGACAATTGCTTGAAGTCATCGCGTTGTGTAGGTGTTAGTTTTTGTCCAGATGCCCACAGACTGAAATAATTTTGCAGTCGATCTAATCTTCCAGATGCTTGCATTGCGATGGCAAGTTCAGTCTCGCGCACAACAGAGCCAGGATCGAGCAACTTCATCACCTTGGTTGCGCCAGCCACATCACCAATTGGCGTGCCTTGGTCAAGTGCTGTAATCACCTGACCGTATGCAGTCTTCATGTCGTTGAAGTCTTTGTAGATCGGCTCTGATTTGAAATCTTTGCCCAAGTCTCTTTCATTTTTAAAGCCTCTTTCACCAGCAGTGAAATCAGGCACATTGACAACATTCTTTGGCGCAATCTGCTGACGGTACTGACCAACATCAGTAATTCCAGCTTGGCCTGTACCCTTCAATGATCTGCCTTGAATGTATTCAACAGCGCGAAGATCAGGTGACTGTGGCTCATAAGGCATTGCACCTGAAACAACTCTAGACTCTCCTCTCTCGTTGTACTGCACCATTTGGAGTTGACCGTTAACGACTTGAGGTTGTGGCGCACCAAACTTTTCAGCACCCAAATCAGCAGGCGCAATGTCTGCTGGTACTGCGCCTCGTTTTGTTGGGTAGTAATACTTGCCATCAGCGCCTTTGAATGCTTGGCCTGTGATCTCTGGTGGCTGAGACAACTTTAATAGCTCTGCTCTGCCTTCTTTGGCGGGCATACGCCTCAAAATATCTCTTTGTATTTGAGTCAGAGCAGGCATACCATCAATTGTTGCAACACCGGCAGGCGTAGGCATACCAATCATTGCAGCGCGTTGTGGTGTCGGACCAGTTTGTCCACCGCCAGCAATCAATGCCTGTTCTGGTGTCATTGGCGCACCAGCAGTTGGAATTTGAGCAAACATATTTGAATATGCTTCTTGATCAGCAACCTGACGCTTGTACTCATCCAACTTCTGCTTTGTCAGCATTTGCTTGATGGCATTCTCTTGTGCGCCTTGATAGCCAGCAGTGCCAGCCTCATACGCACTGCCGAGTGCCTGTCCAAGAGAAATAGGTTGTGTGGTGTAGCCACTGTTCTTCAGCAGCGACATGGCGGCACTCATCAATGCCTGTTCTTGCATTGCCTTTTGCTGATTTCTGCTCAGATATTCATTCATACCAGAGTCAGCATCGCCAAACAGCAAACCACCAAGGTTTGATGCAAACGATGATGGGCCTACATTTGACGCCGGTGTCGGCAGACTTGTTTGAAAGTATTCGGGTATCGGTTCATCAATTCCATAAGTTGCCATTTTTCACCTCATCCAAGTAAGCCGCCACTGCGTACACCGTACATCTTCAACAAATCTTCATAGCTTTGACCGCTACCCATTGGCAACTGTGCAGGTCGCAATCTTGATTTTTGTTGCTCTTCTTGTTTTCCAAGAAGTGATCCGGCCATAGTAAGCGCAGATTGCAAATCAAAGCCAGCAGGCATCTGACCAAACGATGATGGTGGCTTGATACCAGTTCCCATGTCTGTTGCATAAGGATTCGATGGCATTGAAAGACCAAGATTTGAGCTTGGTTGACCTCCATACAAGTCCATGCCAGTACCCATTTGCGGCATACGCATACCGCCTGCGGCATTGCCACCGCCAAAATAATCCATTAAGTTCATCCGAATAATCCTCCAAGCAGACCGCCTGCAACAGCGCCATAAGGTCCAAACTTTGCACCAGCCGCAGCGCCACCTAATGCGCCAGTTAAAACATTCCTGCTTGTCGGCTGGCTTGATGTTGATGTCGATCCAAGATTTGCAGGCTGTGCGCTCATTGCGGATTGCTCAATTGCCAGACGCTGCAATGGCAGATTGCGCTGTGCATCCAATCCCAATTGAGCAAACTGCTGTCTGGTCAATCCAAGATTCATGGCGTTTTGATAGCCACGCATATTGATGTCACGCGCTTCCTGCGCTAACCGTGCGGCTTGTCCAAAACCAGCAGATCGCAAACCAGCCGCAGTGCGTGCTGCTTCGCGTAATGCCGCCTCATTGGTCAAAGCCTCTTGAACGCCATAACGCGAACCGCCAAAGGCTTTGGCGGCGGTGGCTCTGCTTGCATCTTGCAATGCTTGCATTTGGCGTGAACGCTCAATGTCTTGTAGTGACTGCTGAACAACTTCAGACTCATAAGGGTTTTGGAACGCTTGAATATCTTCAGCGCCAAAGGGTTTCATGCTGGCCTCGTAAAGCGCAGCCTCGCCAGCCTCATAGCGTGGATCAAAACCAGCAAATTGCTGTGGGCCAAGACCTTGAGCCGTTTGACGCGCTAAATCCAAGTTCTGCTGATACGCTTGCATCGCATAAGGATTGATCGTAGTTGTTTGCGTTTCGGTTTTTGGTTTTCCACCCTTAGACATAAGTCACCCCTATAAGTCTTTGCACATCACGAACCACTTTGGCTCGTATCCCCTGTCTCTTAAAAATGATCTCTCCCAACCCTTACGGCCAGCGAGAGACACTCGGCTGCAACCTTCATTCTTCCCCCACGATTCGATGATAGGTTGCATCAATCGGAGTTCATCTAGGTCGCCGCCAGCAAGGAAAAAATGCAAATCCTTTAACTGCGGGTAGACAATGATCTCTGTCACTATTACTGATTCAAGACCTGGCCAAAACTGGAAATGACCCTGCCTGATGCCTTCAGCAATATCCTCAACACTGTGACTGCCTCCAGAGTATTCTAGTGCCGCCGCCACATGATGGCGCAGTCTCTCAAACTCTTTCCAATCAATCAACGCTTGCCTGCCGCCACCGCGTCAACTCTGGTCACGCCAACGCGCCAATCCTCCAGCACAGCGCCGGTATACCTCACCTTGACCTGACGGCCTGAAAACCTTGCATCTGTCGGCTGTGACGCTGGATATGGGCCGTGTGTCGTTTCCGCTGATGTCGGATACATCCGAGACTTGAAACTGATCTGCACTTCGCCAAGCGTCATCTCGTCAGGAATCACCTGACGCACCGACATGATGTTTTCTCCGACACCAATCTCATACGGTCCAGACTCGGCATAGACCGAGCCTGAGTCATAGTCATAGCCAACCTCGTGCTCATAGATGTAGCCTGATGCGTCCACCATGATGGGATTGAGGTACACGCCACGGTCAACGCCAGCAGTGCGCCCCAAAGTTCCAATGTTCCAATGGCCTTCGCGATAGTTGTAGACCACATAGGAGTCATTCTCATTGCTTGAGCTTGATGGGTAGAACCACCAGACTTCGCCATACTTTGAATTGTGGACAGCGTAGACCTTTGACGCTTGGTTGTAGTTCATGTTGCTGAACACATAGTCCGATACATCGCAAGGCATTGGCTTGACATATCCGTCAAACATCCAGAAACCTGATCGAGACATCCACATGGCGGCAGAGTCGATGGCGGCCACCGACTGAGATGAAATCACCCCGCAGCCTGCGCCAACACGCTCAAACTGGTACACATAGGGCAGGCCGACATAGGTTGCGGTGTGGACATCGACATCAGTAAACAGCAGATTGATGCCCCTGACGCGCTTTCCGCACTTCAATGAGCCAACCGTGTTCAGTTCAAAATCACCCGCCTGATTGGTGGCGGCAGCCGTCCAGACGGTGTTATTTTCCTGATCGCACCACTTGACCAGACGCGGATTGCTGGACGCGCCCAGAGCAAACAAGAAACGCTCGGCGGTGGAGAGCAAAGCCGCGCAACCTGTTGGCGCGTTGGTGATGGCCACCGCCAAGGTTGGCGTTGCAAAGCCCAATTGCCACTCGTAGAGTTTGCCATCAGAATCGGAACAGGCAACCAGATACTCGCCCCAAGTGTCCAGACTCCATGTGGTGGCAGGCGCAACAGCACCGGCATCGGGACGCGCCACGCCATAGGCAAATGAGCCGTAAGTGTTGTAGCCATAACCTGTGCCGCTGACCGCATCGGCACGGCCAGATGCGATGCCTGATGGTGTGATCTCTTTGAGAACATTGTTCTCGTCCATGGCGTAGAGCTTGGACTGCGTGCCAGCGGCAATGTATCGAGCACCTGAGTTTGTCTTCCAAGTCAGGATGCCACGGCACTTGCCTGTCATGGCGCTGGCCGACTTCTTACGCCAGCCGCCAATGGGACGCAAGGTGTTTTCAAACCAGCGTACAAGGTTTGCGTCATACCAGCGTCCGGCAGACTGATACTCAGTGCCGTTTCGGTAAACGCCAGGTGGGATTTTGATTGGAATGAGTGCCATGGCTGAATTATGCTGTTTCTACTGACAGATTGGACACGAATGACAGACTAGCCACCACTGACGCTGTAGTCGGTCTGGTCGGTGATGTGCCTGCGGCATAGGCTTGGATCGTCACCTGAGTTGACGGTGTTGACCACCAGATTTCGACAAAATCATTGGCGTTGAGCGTCACAAAGTAATTCCAACCCACAATGATGTGGCCATTAATGCCGCCATGAGAGTTTGGCACGCTAACCAATCCAGTTGATCCGGCAATGTCAGTCCCAGCGCCAGCCGCATCCTGACGCAGCCAGATGCTGACATCGTGCAATTGCGTGTCGGCATTTTGAAATTGCACACTGAATTGCAAGTTGTAGATGCCAGCCTGAGAGACTCTGAGCTTTGATCCGGAATCAACCACCACGCCATTGCTGAAGTCGGTGGTGTCAAATGTCATCACGGTGGCGGTGTTGGCCGTAGCCGTCTGATCTGTGGTGTCTTGAAACGCGCCATAGGGTGCGTTGATCCACTTGCCACCACGCGGTCCAAACAATGCCGATAACAGGTTGGTCAGTTTGATGAAGTAGGCATTTAAAGCGCCAAAGGATTGGCCGAAAAACCTCTCGTCATAGGCATCACTTGGCGCACCAAGGTTTGGTGGCGCTGGTGTCGTGATCTGCTGATCGAGGTTTGTGGCCATGGATTACGCCACCAAGCCTGGCAAGTAAGTCGTTTTTCCGGCCACCTTGGTGGCGGTCAACTCTTGCTTTTTCAGGTTGTTCGGGTCATAGCTGACATGAACCCATCCGCTGTCGGGGATGCCTGGCGTGTAAAACTCCAGAATCAATTGCGTGTAGTCAAGGTTGTCCATGATCCACTGTGCAAGGTCAGCGTTGGCCACGCCAGGTATCTCAATATCAGCCGCCATACCCTTGCAATGGTCGCTTGTCTTAGAGCCGCCAACCGCCGCATTTGACTCTGGTGAACGGTACGCAGAGTTCACCTTCACGCCCTTGCCGTAATGGTCACGCACCGGCTGCAATACCTTCTCGCACAGCAGACGCAGATTCTCGGTGGCCTCTGCATCAGGCGAGTTGTCAAAGCCCATGCGTAGGGCTGTTTCCGATTTGCTTAATTCATGCAGGCTGAAGTTGGCGGTCAGATTCATTTCATGTTCCTCAAGGTTTCGTAGGTTTCGATGCAGGCGTTGAGCTTGCGGATGGCGGCATCTCCTTCGGCGGTGATGGCGATAAGAGCATCAGCAGTCGATCTGTCAAGTTCGGCTGATGCTGTTCCTGCGTCACTTCCGCTGGCAGGGGCGGCATCACTGGTGGCTGATACGGCTGGGCAGGCTGGCGCTTTGACAGGAATCCGCAGGCTGAAAGTGCCAGTGGCAAGATCAGCACGCAACTTAGTTTCTTTGAGCTTTGCAGCATTGTTCGCCTTTCGTAATGTCTCACCATAACTCTGCGCCACCTTGGACATGGCCTGCTCAGTCTCCCTCGCCTTAGCGTTGAGCGCCGCAATCTCGACTTGCTGGCGCTGATACTCGTCACTTTTGCCCTTGGAGTAGCCGCCGCCAAAAGCAGACAGCATGGCCAAGACAAAGCCAAGGATCACCCAAGGGTTGAAAATACTCATCCTTCAGCCTTGCCCCTGACATACGCTTGTGCCGCCATGAAAGCCACCACAATCGTACCCATGGCGGCGCAGTAGGTGGTCGCCAAGCCGTTCAAGGCATTGACCTTCTCCAGCGACACCAACTCAGAGGCCATGTACGCAATGATGGCGGGAGGAAAGACCAAAGCCGCCCATGCCATGATGCGCTGTTGATCGGCCATCTTGTCCATGTTCTCAATGGTGATCATGCGCTCAGATCGGGACAGTTCAGCGTCAGTGACAACGCCATCATGGTCGGTGTCAAACTTGTTGTACTCAGAATCTTTCTCAAGTTGCTTACTCATCTTTTTTCCTTTCCTTTTGCTCAATCTCGCGTCTTAACTTTTCCACTTTTTCAACCTGTGCCTTGGCCTCGTTCTTCGTTTCCAAGATGTCCAGATACAGTATGCCCATCAAAGGCAGTAAGAGAGCTATCAACACACAGCAGGCTATCCAGGCAATCATCTCTTCCCCCAATGGCTCACGAACCACAGCCACAGCCACAGGTAAAGGAGGAAGATAGAAGTCGCCACCACTGCTGCCAACTTTGCTTGGAGGTTTCTTTCCTCTTGCCTGTGTAGCCATGCGTCTTGCCTCTTCTTCGCCTCCTCCTTGAGTCTAGCCTTTTCCTGTTCCTCTGAGATGACCTCGCGCATTGCGTAAGTCTGCGAGTAGAGATCAGCAAGGCCAGGCGTTTGATAAACCATGATCTCTCTAATGGTGGTTGAGAGTTCTTCCATCTGCTGGCGGCACATGACACGATTCATGGCGCTTTCCATCATTTGCGCGTTGCTGATACTTGGATCGTAGACTTTAGACTTCTCCTCCTCAACCCTCAAATATTCAGTTAACTGATCCTGCAAGGCCCAGAATTTACTAAGTTCTTTGACAATATCAGCCATTGCCTGAGTTTCATCATAGGCAACAAATTTCTCTTTTTTCTTTTTCGCCACAGACTTTGTGCTTGCGGCTGGCTTTGCGCCAAACAACTTTTGCCACCAAGACTGAACAGCCTTTGCATCTCCAACAATTTCCTCGACTGTGCTTTTAACTTCAAGGAAATTGGTTTTGCTTTCTTTGTACAAAGTACAAAGTTCATTAATACCCTTAACACAGGCGCTTGCTGCAAAAAGGATGCTGATCGGATCAATTTCACCCGCCTATGAGTTTGTTGACCATCGTGCCAACAAAGCCTGGGCCGAGCAACACCGCGCCGATCACGATGTAGAGCAGATACTCAATGCGCGTCATGCGCTTGTCGCCTTCGGTAAAGGCTTTCTCTATTGCGGCGTATCTTTCAGCGCAAACAGCCTCATGCACAGCGAATTCCTTTTCAACGCTGTCCATCACTGTGCCTCATTTGGCGCTGGTGTTGCTGCTGCCGCATCTGCAAGTGCTTGCGCTTCAGCCGCTGCCGCTTCAGCTTGTTGTGCCGCTACTGCCGCATCATGGATTGCTTGTTCTTCAGGTGTGTACTCCACTTGTGTGGTCACGCCTGTTTCTACATTTACTACGATTCTGTGTGTCATGGCATCACCGCCTTAAGTTGTTCAGTTGTTGTTGCCGAATCAATGGCTGTCTGCATGGCGGCGTACTTGTCACGCACAGCTTGTCTTGCCACTTCTGCCGCTGTTGCCTCAGATGGAATGGTTGCCTTAATGTCCAAAGGCGCAAATTCAGCAGATCGTGCTTCTCTGCGCTTGTCGTGAGCAATGGTCTTGGCTTTGTCAATGTTGATACTCACCGCATCATTAGTTAGTTCCCAAGCGTTGAAAAACTCACTGTCAGGCAATGTTGTATCTTCAATAATGCGTGACCCTGCGGGTGTATCTTTGCGCTGAACATCTTCTATCGGAATTTCACCAGATGGGATACATAGCGAAACCCCGCCGCTTTCATTTTTATAAATAATTACTTGTGCCATAAGCATCTTCCTTTTTAATTTACAACAATGACATTTACATAAAGTGGATTAGCCGAAGCACTTGTATCGTATCGCAACAATTGGAATCGGCAAGCCGTGGTTGTAGGCGGTACTGAATTAGCTGCTTGGTCAGTATTTATGGTATTTATGCCGCCCCAGTTTGTGATATTGCTTCCTATGATGGTGTAGGCGTAATTTGCGTTAGAAAGAGCATTAGTAAAAGTTACTGTGTAATTGCCTGTTGCATTCACAGTAATAGACGAAACATTTCCAGAGCCTCTGATTACTGGGCCATTGCCGTTAAAGTTCACCCAAGCACGGCATGAGTAGTTGATACCATCAATGTTTGTTGATGGGTTAACTGACCCACCAGCGTTTGTCGTGACACCTGCTGATCCATCCAAAGTTACTGCCATGATTTAGCCCTCGTACAAAATGTTGACTGTGCCAGCGTCAAAGGTATCAGTGCCGTTGATTGTGGTTAGGCGTACTCGGTCTAGGACATCTGACAGTGTTTTTGACCCTGATGTTATCCCTGTTGCACCCGCATCTGATCTACTAAAACATCCAGAAGCTATCCAAGAATTTCCAGTAATATTTTGTATCGCAATTGAGCCTTGTAAAATAGATGCTGTTGTATTCGGTAAACTAATGCCAAATCCTGTAGTGTAATTTGTTAAGGAGGCATTAGTATTGCCAGCCCCTAAATACCCTGTATTTTCTATCCCGCCAGAATCACCTAACTGAATTAAAAAATTACTTGATCCATTTGAACTTACATCTTGAAACATCACAGTGATTCGCTCAACCCACGCAGGGATGCCAGTAAAGTCAATTGATGTCCCACTGGTAGAGGCAACAGCAGTAGCCCTCACGATCCTCTGCAACTGCGCCCTAGACGCATTGCTGTCAGTCCCAAAGAACTGGCCGTTGTATTCAATCTGTCCAGAGGCTGCCGTTACCAGCGTGTTAGAAGTTAAAGCAAGTATTGACATGATTATCCTTCGTACAGAATGTTGACAGAGCCAGCATCATACGCATCAGTTCCATTGACTGTTGTAATGCGTAGGCGGTCAAGAGTTCCACCAAGAGTTACAGAGCCACCTGTTGTCATTGTTGCCGCACCATTTGATTGAGCTAATACTCCAGATGCCACCCACAAGTTAGAACCCATTGTGGTTATCTGAACACTTCCATGAAATACTTGAGACGCACCACTTGCGTTGTAAATGCCAAATCCTGTTGTTAAATTTGCACTTACAGCCACTGAACTAAGAAAAGTTGTAGCACCCAAATATCCAATTGTTGTAACTGAACCAGCACCTAATTGAATAAGATAATTACTTGTTGCGCCATTTGTACTAACACCATTAAACATCACAGTAATTTTTTTAATCCAACTTGGCAAACTTGTAAAGTCAATTGAAGTGCCAGATGTAGACGCAACCGCTGTACCCAATGTATTGACAGAACTTGTCGCAGTAGCGGCTTGAAGTGTCAGCGTGTTTGTACCCGCAACAGCAGGGGCTGCTACTGTCACGGCCCCGCTGGTGTCTCCTGAAATGACGACTGATGACATATTTTTCCTTTTCGATCAGAGGACAACCCACCTTGCACCACTTGGAATGGTGACGGTGATGCCGCTGTTGATGGTGATAGGGCCAACACTGTGCGCGTTGTTGGAAGAGCTTAATGTGTAATTCGTTGTGACTGTGCGCGTGTTCTCATAGAACACGGTATCAGCACCGCCACCAGTAGCACCACCACCCACTGAAGACCATACAGTGCCGTTATAGCCTTCAAACTTGTTGAGGGTTGTGTTGTATCGGAGTTGACCGGCTGCCGGTGAACCTGGTCGCTGTGCCGTAGTACCTGACGCAATCTTGATCGCATCGGTTGCCGAGACAGTGAATGTGCCTGAGACAGATGCTGTACCGGCCACCGCCAATGTCTTGCCTGAACCAATGTTCAAGCCGACTGATGTGCCAGTGCCGTTTGCGGCAAACACCGCATCAACACTATCCAAATCGGTGTTGATCTTGCTTCCCCAAGTGTCAGTACTTGCGCCTACCTCTGGCTTTGTCAGCAATAGGTTGGTGGTTGTGGTATCTGGCATCTCTAAATCTCCTTACGCGGCTTCTTGCCAAGTGATTGAATTGTCTGCTAAATCTGTCCAGTTTTCTGAGGTGTCAGAAACTGGTGTCCAAGATTCCGAGGAATCAGGCACTACGCCCCATCCGAAACCAGTCAGCGTGCCAGCCAAGCCAGACAGAGCAACGCCACTGAGCGCCACCTCAACAGAATTGCTAAAAGTGACTGTGCCAACCGCCCCTGTACCCTCAACACCTGTGATGTCTTGAAGAGTGAGAACCGCGCCTATTACCGTTCCAACAGCGCCGGTGGCGGCATTGCCTGTGATGATTGGTGAAACAAAGACCGATCCAACAGCAAGAGTGGCGGCATTGCCGGTGATGGCAACAGTTCTATCAATCCCAACCGTACCCACATTGCCAGTGGCAATCGTGCCATCTTCTTGGATTGATCGGCTGGCCAATACCGTGCCAACTGCAACAGTGGCTGAATTGCCACTGATGACAACATTGCCTATGCCATAGACACCAAGTCCGTAATAGCCTGTTCCATAAGCAGCCATGCCGCTGCCCCTTGGTTAAGCCAACCGGATCAAACCGGTGCTGGCATCGTTAACAGGCATGGTCAGCGTGAATGTTCCAGCAGTCACGGTCTGACTGCCAAATGTGTGGACGCTGACAGCTTTGTTCGATTGGCTTGAGTTGTAGATCAACACGCAATCAAAGGCTGTGGATAAAGTCACCGCAGAGTAGGTGATGCTGGCGCTTGGCGTGACGAATGCTGTCGTGCCGCTGGTGCTTGGTGCAGTGCCAAATGTCACTGTGACACCGCCTGCACTGTAATTAGTACCAGACACCTCGCCAGTGGCCGTGTATGCGGTGGTAGAGGCATCAATGGTGGCGCTGGCTAAGTACAGAGCCGCCTTGAAAGTGTCGGCGGCAGTTGAGGCGCGGACAACGCCAGTGCCGAAATTGTGAGTGCCGGTCAGCAACTCACCTTTGAAACTTGTACACATAGCCTGAGTATTCGCCATGACTTAATCCTTATCCAATTGCTGCCGCAACGCCATCGGCTGCGACACTTTGTTTCAACACAACATGGACTGATCTGTGTACCAGTTCGTCATCCAAACGATATTCAACCCACGAAATGATCTCTCTGTCGTTCTCAGTCGATCCCTCAGACTTGTGCAACAGTGACTCGTCCATCTCGCCTTTGGTGGTGGTAATCATCATCCGAATGTCCTCGCACGCGCCATGAGAGCGCCTCCACTGGTTGAGCCGCGATCATCTGCAATCTGCAACTGTTCCAAGCCAGCGACATATAGCGATGACCACACTGAGATTCTCGCATCATCTTGCAAGTAAGGCGCAGCCTGCAAAAGTGAACCGTACAGATACACATCAGGCGCTTGTGTCAGCAACCAGTTGGTGGCAACAGTCGATGACAACTTTGTCAATTTGGCGTAGTAAACCAAGTCAGCGATGTACGGGCCATCAGGAATTGGCAACAGTCGGAATTGGTTTCCCACCACGGTGAAATACAGTGGCTTTCCGCTGGACAAATAGGTAGTGTTTGACAACTGATCAAGCGCGTCAATGGTCTGAAATGTCAGAGATGTCACCGGATTGGTGTCGAGCTTGACGGCCTTAGCCTCCAAGAAGTCATCTGGCACTGTGCCGTACTCAGCGCCAGCCGCAAACGATGCAGTGGCACGCACAATCATCTGCCGTGTGCGGAGTTGTCTCTCCATCTGCGCCTCGGCC